GTTCGGTGGCGACAGGCAAGGCGGTCTGATGGTTGCATCGGGAGCCATGAAGGTCACGCCGGTTGGTATAGATCCCGACAAGCTCGACCTCGGACGCATCAGGCAGTTACCAGAAGAGCGTATCTGTGCAGTGCTTGGCATTCAGCCTGCGGTGCTTGGCTTGGGTACTGGCTTAGAGAATACGAAGGTCGGCGCAACCATGAAGGAAATGCGCGAACAGGCTTGGGAGAATCTTCTGATCCCTCTAGGCACGATGATCGCTGAACAGATAGACGATCAACTGCTAGACGATTTCAACAGCGAGCAGGTGGCAGCGTTCGACTTGCGTAAGGTTCGCACGCTTCAGGACGATGAGACACAGAAGTCTGACCGAGTGATCGCACAGGTCAAGGCAGGCATCATCAAAGTTTCACAGGCTCAGGCTCAGTTGGGCTATCCAGTGGACGAGACTCAGGACGGTTATCTCAGGAATACGCTAACATCTGAAATGGTTCGGTCTGGTGAGGACGTAAAGCCACCGGCACGAATCGAAGCGGATCAGGCAGCATTGTCAGCAGGTAGCGACGAGGGCGCGAAAGAATCGCCGGACTATCCTGAGTTCATGCAGCAGATCGAACGAACAGCGATTGAGGCAGACGCAAAGGGGTAGACGTTGGCAAAGCGTGTACCTCGTAAGGTAGCAGCCCGAATCAACGCCGCACGTAACGGCGCACAGGACGCACTCGAACCGGGATTCGCTGACGATATCGTAAAAGTATTCCGGCGACAGGGAACAACGGCAGGCGGTCGCTTCGTCGCTGGTACGTCCGACGCTCGCAGGCTCATCCCTGCATCAGATATCAAAGCACTCAACGACATGATGCTCCGCTACGAGACTGCACAGTGGGAGTTCACTTCCGGCGTGGTCGCTCCGTTGGTCGATGTGGAAGTCGCTGAGGTGCTATCTACTCAGGCACGTATGAGCCTTCTAAAGCGCGCCAAGAATATCAACGACGTAACGCGTGACAGGGTTCGAGGTGTGATCGAGCGTGGCGTTACGTCACGACAGACCGACGCACAGATCGGCGCGGAGATAGGCAAGGTGCTCGACTCGCCAGCACGAGGGCGGGTTATCGCACGCACTGAGTTAGCATTGGCAGATCAGGCAGCAGCGACCGACCGATACCGTGAGGCAGGCGTGAAGGCTGTCGAGGTGTTCGACGGTGCTGGTTGCGGCTGGACATCGCATGATGACGGCGACAATGCGAACGGCACGATCAGGACGTTACGCCAGGCAGAAGCGCAGCCGTTGAGCCACCCAAACGCAGTATTCTCAGGTACAGAGATTGTTCCTGTTGGGGGTGTTCAGATTGGCTATGGCGCAGAGTGGTCAGGCCCGGCGTACACGATTACGACCGCGAGTGGCAATGTGTTGACCATCTCCCCGAATCACCCGATGCTGACCCCTGAAGGATGGGCTAGGGCGCAAGACATTGAGGTGGGTAGCCACGTATTTAGCAGCCACGAACTGAAGCGGGAAGGTGTCGTTTCTGGTTCTGATCTCGATAAGCGACCAGCCGCTATTGAGGATATATTCAGTGCGCTCAGGGAGGGCGGCTTGCTTACGACTACTGTACCCACCGCCGACCAACTCCACGGCGATGCGGTGTTCTGTGAAGGCGAAATCGAGATTGTAGAAGTTGAGGGCGTATTGCCTGACGTACCCTACGTTGAGAGTGTCAAGGTATCCAGCAAAGACATCCTCGGCTTCGGACGAATGGAGCATGGATTCTTGGCGGGTGACTGCCCTTGCGATCTTCACATCAACCGAATCGACCTGCCCGCGCCGAGCGATATGAGCAGCCTCAGTGTTGGCAGGGTAAGTGCTACGGTGGCGAATGGGGACACCCAACTTCTTAAGCCTGTTACGGATGACAGAATCACTCAACCCCATCTCCCTTCCGACTTCTTGGGCAGACAAGCCGCTCTGATAGAGATTGACAAGGTTGTCGATATCGTAAGGGTCGAGATTAATAGTCAAGCGTATGATCTCCAAACCGAAGGGCGTATGTATTTCGCTAATAACATTATAGTCCATAACTGCCGGAGATCATTTATGCCTGTCACTGACGTTGAGGTTCCTGATACGTCGGCAGAGTTGGCACAATGGCAAGGCGATCAACAGCAGGACTGGATAGCAGAGGGATTGATATAGAATGGCTACAACATGACCGTATCGAAACTCAACAGCACCGCCAACTACATCGGCTTATCGACTGATACGAAACCACGCACTGAAGCAGGAGCGACGTTCTATGAAACTGACACGAAGCTCGCTTACACCTCTAATGTAGAAGGCGTGTGGGAGTTGTCGATTCTTCGCCCTGAGGACGCTCGCCTAGGTCGTGCTGCCGGCGTGTTTTCAAATCAATCAGGTGTTCATAAATTCGGCACAAATCCTGCTGTTGGCGCAAACTCGACCGAGGACATTTGGTTCGGTGGGGGTGCGTACACAGGATGGCTCACAACTGCTGACGAAGTTAGGGTGAAGGCTGGTGGTGACTCTGATGATGCTGCTGCTGGGACTGGGGCGCAGAAGGTTGTGGTTGAGGGGTTAGACGAGAACTGGGCTATTGCATCTGAAGAACTGACCATGAACGCTAACGGGACGTTGGCAAGCGCGTCATCTAGCACTACGTTTATTCGTGTTTACAGGGCGTATATCAGCGATGTTGGAACATACGGTGGTGCGAATACAGGCGATGTCATAATCGAGACAGACACGAGCACCTCGGTTGTTGCATCTATTGCGGCAGATAAAGGGCAGTCGCAACTGTCTATGTATACGGTTCCCGCAGGCAAGACAGCCTATTTAACATCGTTTGAGTCTACCGTGGATGCTGCAAAAGCAGCCGACGTAGAAATGTTCCAGCGTCAAAACGCCGATGATGCCACAACCCCGTTTACAGGCAAGCGTTTAGTGTCTGGTTTTTTACAACTGATAGGGCCGGATACAAGAACCTTTACGCACTACCCTTCCTTTCCTGCCAAGACAGACATTTGGGCGCAAGCAACGACAGGCTCTGGGGCTGCGCCTGCGGTGTCAGTGGACTACGATTTGATTTTGGTGGATAACGAATGACCACAGCCACACAACCCAAACTACGCTGCTCCAAATGCCGCAAACTGCTCGCTGAGTTGGTGTCGCCGCCGTGGGCTATCAAGTGCCCTCGATGTGGCGAGTATTCCAAGTCTTAGAACGCGTCTGATAGACTTCTCAATTAAGTAGGCGGTTCTTGATACCGTCCCACGTAGCCTCCCAACAAGTGCTCAGAGTTGGTGGAGGCTACATTGCTAAAAACGTTATCCGTTCCACTCACGCTAAAAGATGGCGACATCGGTGAGTTCGAGGCGGTGTTCTCTACGTTCGACGTTGTTGACCTTGATGGCGACATTGTCAAACGATCAGCGATCACCGAAGGCCAGAAGATACCGCTGCTCTGGGGTCATGACTCCGGTTCGATGCCTATCGCTACTGGCGTTGTCCACACGACAGACAAGCATGCAGTTGTGCGCGGTCAATTCATTGACAGTACGGCAGGGCGTGACGCTCACCAAACGGTGAAAGCCACAGCCGGTATGCAAGAACTATCGTGGGGATTCCAAATAACGGAAGCGAACGACGTAGCAAAAGACGGTAAAACTTACCGTGAGATTTCCGGCACTGACATGTTCGAGGCTAGTTTCGTCCTACGTGGCGCAGCAGGCCCCGGTCGTACAGGCGTAACGGGAATCAAAACAACCCTGAAAGATCAAATCGATCAGGCGAGCAAAGCAGTACGTGAAGCAATCGACCGAGCTAAGGAAGTATCCCGGCTTCGGTTTGATGAAGGCAAGACCCTTGGTGTCGAGTCGGCTGAGTCACTGCAAAACCTATACAAAGATTTACAAGAGGTCGAGAACCTTATAACGGGCTTATCAGATCAACGTAACAGCGAGGACGAACTCACTGTCATGGCGTTGAACCTGCAAGCGCGCCAAAGGGAATCAGACCGACTCGCTCTAGGAGAGCAAAACTAATGACAGCACTATCACAGAAGCGTGAGGCTCTAAAGGCTGCTCGCGTTGATGCTGGGAAACTTGTTGAACTCGCAGGCAAAGACCTCGACTTCAATGCTGACGGAGTTGAGAAACTCGCAGGGCGCAAGTTCGACAGTGGCACACAGTACGCCGAATTCGTAAACCAGAAATGGGACGAGATCGACGAACTTCAGAACGAAGTAACATCGCTCAACCGAAGCGAGAAGTCCTCCATCGAAAACGAAGCAGCTCTAAAGGCTGTTGAGTCAGGATTCAAGCACCCAGGTTCTAAGCCTGAGTCGAAAGAGTTCAACGATGATCTCGGACTAAAGGGCTACACATCAGCAGACATTGCCGCTTACAAGGGGCAGTCCGTTGGTGAAGCAGTCGTTCGGTCACTGATTGCTAAGGCTGAGGGTTCGGTCTACGGACTGAACAACCGTGGCGACACTAACATCGATCTTCCGGTCAAGATGATCGAGTCGATGATTATGAAAACCGACATGACAACCGCCGCAGGTTGGGCACCGGAAGATATTCGTATTCCTGGCTTCGTTGAGATTCCAACTCGACCGGCTCCACGGGTTATCAATATCCTCCCGACGTTCCCGACTTCGATGAGCACGATTCTCTACATGCTGCAAAGCACGCGAACGAACAACGCTGCTGAAGCGGCTGAGAACGCTGCGCTTGCTGAAGCCGCTATGGTGTTCACCGAGACCTCGAGTGAAGTACGTAAGATCGGCCAGACGCTTCCTGTAACTGTTGAGCAGTTGGAAGATGTCGCCGGACTTCGTGCGATTCTCGATCAGCAGATGGGCAACATGCTTGCACAGCGACTTGACCTTCAAGTCATGGTCGGTAACGGCACTGCGCCAAACATCTCAGGATTCCACGACCGCACGAGCATCAACGCTCAGGCTAAGGGCACAGACTCTGCGCTTGTAGCTTTGAACAAGGGAGCAACAGCGGTTCAGGTAACTGGCTTCGCAGACCCTGATAACTACGTGATGCACCCAACCGACTGGCAGACAATTCGATTGTCGCAAACTGCTGACGGTGCGTTCCTGTTCGGCCCACCATCCGTAGCCGTTGCACCTCTGGTGTGGGGCTTGCCTGTAACTGTTAGCACAGCTGAGACTGTGACTCAGGCACTTGTTGGTGACTTCTCGAACTACTCCGCTCTGTACATGCGTCGTGGTGTGACCATTACGGTTACTGACTCACACGCTTCAGAGTTCTTGGATGACGTTCTCCGAATCAAGGCGACTATGCGGGCTGCTCTAGCAGTGTTCCGTGAAGAAGCATTCACAGAGATAACAGGCCTCTAATTCAATATCAGGTGAAGGCGGGGCGAACTGACCGGGTGCGCCTCGCCCGACCCTAACGAAAGGAATGAAATGGCTGTAATCGAAAATGTAACTGCGAAGATTCCAAGTGTGGCATTCACTATTGGAGCAGAAGCAACAAATGCAATCACTGTCGCTGTTCAGCTGAACGGCCCTGATCCATCGCAAGACCTTCAAGGTGTCGGCGTTGTGGAGATGTGGCTTAGTGACGCTTCGACTGGAGTAGGGCTAACTGGTACAGCTCCATCAGGCGGCGTGGCAGCTGGTACAGACGGTGAAATCTTTATTGAGCACGTAGCCAATAAGCACTGGACTGTTCAAAGTGAAGTTGATGGCGATATTGACATCGTTCTCACTGACACTGGAACACCGACGTTTTACCTTGCTGTGAAGTTGCCAAATGGAACTATCAAAGTGAGCACTGCGATCACATTCGCGTAAACAAATCATGAGGGCGGCTCTGTAACAGGGGTCGCCCATCATGCTAAGGAAATCATGGCAAGCACATCAATAGCAATAACCAGTGGAGCCACAGCAGCAACCACTACGCCAACAGGCGGCACGCTTGCTGTCATCGACACGCTGGCTATCTCGCAGATCAAGCAGGTTTCGATTCGCTTGGAAGTAACGACCGGCATTACCGGATCGTCTCCAACGATGGACATATATATTCAAAGGGCAACGCAATCTTCTCCCGGCGCAGATGACTGGGACGATTGGTACGCCTTCCCACGTATCACAACGGCGGCAGTGGATCACGTTGTACACGGCCCCCTGCCACTTCCACAGGACGCTGACGGCTCATTAGGTAGCGCAAGCCACTTGGTCGTTCAGGAGGCTCTTGCAGCGGACACGTTGCTTGCTGGTGCTCTCGGTGAGCAGATCAGGATTCGTGAGAAGGTTGGCGGCACTGGACTGACAGCAGCGGTCTACAACATTCATATTATTGCTAACGGCTAATTTATTTATTCAGGGACAGAGAATCTAACCGTGGAGGTTACGAGATGACAGACCAGGTAACAGAAAACGAAATTCAAGACGAAGAAGTGATCGAAGAATTCATATCGCCGATCAGGGTGTATCGAATCGCTGACGGTTCGTTGGCGACCGAGGCTGACTCTTCAGGGCTATCAACTCTCGCGTACAGCGTGGACAAGGTTGTTGCAGACGAGGACGATATCGCAGCGATCAAAGTGATTGCAGGAATCGTGGGCGAACCCGTGGTAGAGCCTGAAAGCACCGTGAAGAAGTTTCTTGTAGGCAAGAAGAAAAGCACTAAGTAGCAACAGGCATCACCCGGAAGTTACGAGCATGACGATCACTATCACAACCAGGAACCATGAACCCGACAGGCGGGGCAAATACATCTCGCCTATTCGGGTATACCGGATTGCTGACGGCTCGCTATCTGAGCAGCCTGATTCGTCGGGTAAGTCTTACCTAGCGTACAGCGCAGACAAGATCGTTACAGACGAAGCGGATATCAAGGCAATCACATCCCTCGTGAATCCAGTAGTGAAGGAAGTCGAAGCACCTACGAATAAGGACGCATCGACTCCACCAGCAAACAAAGCGGCGACTAAGAAACGGGTAAGAAGGAAGCGCACTACTAAGTAGGCATCAACTGAATAGTGTGTTTCTTCCTACCGCCTAAGCGATGGAGTAGACCAAATGGCAATCGGGGATGTAGGCACAGCCTACGCAACCGCCGCAGAGTATCGAGCAGCAGTACGACGTACTGACACAGCAGACGATACACAGATCGATGTAGACCTGAACAGCATCAGCCGCCACATAGAGCGCGTGCTTGGCTTGCAGCAGGTCGGATTCAACAGGGACGCATCGGATACCACTCGATACCAGCGTGTCGGGCGACTCGTTCCCTCAGCCGAATCTAATATGCTCTGGCTCAATGTTCCCTTATCAGCTGCCCCAACCTCGATCACCCTGGACACAGACGGTGACGGTTCATGGGCAGACGAAACCGCGCTAACGCTCACACAGTTCTCAGGCGACGTTATCTATCACCCTGAAGGATGGGATCTTGGTAATAAGGAACCTATCACTGGCATTGAGTTGACCGGCAACGGCACTGTGGCAGCAGTATGGCCGAGCAACGTGAATGTGCAGATCATAGGCAGGCACGGTTGGCCTGTTGTCCCTGCTCAGATCAAGTCGGCTGTCATCGGACTCGCTGAATATCTCAGGCTCGAAACGGCGCGGGCTACAGGACAGATCACGACCATTGATTCGGTTATCAATGCGAGCGCACCAGCACAGCGGATTATCTCGGATCTGATGATGTCGTTCAAAGCACCGGGGAGCATGTTCTAGTGGTTGTCTCATTCGAGATAAAAGGTGCAGAAGAACTTAACCGCAAACTTACTTCTAAGATTTGGAAGAAGCCCCTGCGTAAGTTATTCACCCGCGCCACCGTCATAGCTGAGAACAAGGCACGTAACGAGGCTCCCAAAGACACCGGCAGCATGGCTCGGAATATCCAGTCGAACATCTCAACGACGAAGGCGAGCGTGTCTCTCCCTCGCAACCTCGACTACTACCACGTTATGGAAAAGGGTCGCCGCCCCGGTGGACGTATGCCGCCGATGGACGCAATCGCAGGCTGGCTCCGGCGTAAAGGCAGCAACGCTAATGCGTTCGTTGTCGCTCGCTCTATCGCTAAGAGGGGCATCAAGGGTCGGTTCTTCATGCGTCAGGGATTTGTGGCGACACAGAAGGCCATGCCTAAGTTACTCCGCAAGATGGGCGAGGAAGTTGGCTTGATATGGCAGGACTAGCGCAAGTGCTAACGAACCTCGCAGTCGATCAACTCACCGGAAGCGTGACGGTCGGCTCCGACACGTATGCGGTAAGGCAAGTGTTCACAGGCAAACTCCCCGGCAATCAAACGCCTGGCGGGATCTTCGTTCAGAACACTTGGCAGTTTCCGCAGCAAGACGACTACATCGCCCAGAACGTACAGCGGTACGACATATCAATGCAGTGGTTCGTCGGAAAGGTGATGGAAGAAGGTCGCAACCTCGCCATAGCTAACCTCGCACTCTGGGAGGACTGGCTAAATATCTGGGAAGGCGATCAGGGCATCGCAGCTCTGACAGGAACCAAGTCTGTCATTAGTTCGATCATGACCGGTGGCGACGCGCTGTTGGAGTTCAACGGCGAACAGTATTACGGAATCGATGCAATTCTAAGTTGCCAAGTCGAGAGGAACAC